GCGGATGCACGTCCATGTGGAACGATGACGGCAACTGGGAAGCCAAGGGAACCATTGATACCATTCCGGAAGACCAATTGGTTTGCGTATTCACGCATGACAGCAAGACCGGAAAGAAAAGTCACATCGGATGGTCATGGCACGGTGAAACAGTTGAGTGCTCCGTTGGCGTACAGTATTTCGCCAAGCGCAATAAAAAGTGGACGCACTGGGCAAAACCGCGCGGACTGGAGGGCGTTGCTCCAACACCGGAAACACGGCATACGCTCAGGAAAGGATCTTCCGGAGAGTATGTTTTTGAACTTCAGAACGATCTGCTCCAGCTTGGGTACGACATCGGCGCGTCCGGTGCGGACGGGAAGTTTGGCAATGCCACACAGAAGGCCGTAAAGGACTTTCAGACGGCTTCCGGCCTTGTGGCTGACGGAATTGTCGGGCGAAACACATGGACGGCTCTGGATGCAGCCTGCGCCGTTCCTGCGGTGCTTTACAGAGTGACCATTCCACATCTGACGGAACATCAGGTGAACGCGTTGAAGGGACAGTATCCGGACATTGAATGTGTTGCGGAAGAGTGAAGAATTTTTTCATTTTATTGTATTGACCTCCTGCGTTGTGTATAATGGATTGGGAACCAAATAGACAAGGCACCGAACGGTGAGAAGAGATTCTTGCGTTTGGTGCTTTTTTGATACCGGTTGGAAAGGGTGAGAACAGTGGAACAGGAAGCATTAAAAATCGAAGGGATCTCACCCGGCATGCTATGGACATTCATGGTTGTTCTTGTTGGTCTGATGGCCGTTGTCGTGTTGGGTGACAAGGTGATGGACGTTTTCCGCAACATTAAGAAGCGAAGAACGGAACGGGAACAGCTCCAGGGGACGGATGTGACGGACAGGATTGCGGATAAAGTAATGGAAAAGCTTGAGCCGAAACTGAACGAAAAATTCGAGGAAATTGACCGGAAACTGGCATCTGATAAGGCAACCATCGAGAGTCACACGGTCCAGCTGAACGATCATGAAGGCAGAGTGAGCAAGCTGGAAGGGGGAAATATGGCGTTGTGCCACGGCATGCTTGCTCTGCTGAAACGCGACCCCTCGCTCACAAAAGAGCAGAAGGCCATGGAAAACTACCTGATAGACGGAAAGTATAAGGAAGGAGATTGGGAGTAATGAAGAAACTTTGGATCGTTGCCCTGTTCGCCGTCATGATGATGCTGATGCCCGTTGTGGCTCTGGCTGAAGGCGAACTTCCTGTGGACCCTTTTTCATGGGAGCAACTGGCTACCATTGCCGGAGCAACCACAGCGACTCTGCTGATCGTGCAGCTGCTGAAGCTTCCGCTGGATAAGGTCTGGAAGATTCCAACCAGGATTGTGGCATATGTGATCGCCCTGATTATTATGATCGTTGCCACAGCGTTCACGGTTGGGCTTACATGGAGCAACGCCGGACTGGCTGCGATTAATGCCGTGATTGTCGCATTGGCTGCGATGGGAGCCTATGAGGTGACCTTCCGAAAGGCTGATGACGGAAGGTTTGCCAAGAAAGAAGCCGTCAAGGCTGAAGAGAAACAGGGAGAGGCGTGAGAACACGATGAGCGAAAGAAACAGCGATGAAAAGGTCTACAGCCAGTGGCAGCACGAGCGAGAAATGACAAGACTGGAAATCCAGTGTAAAAGATGGTTCATCGCCTTTCTTGTCGTTCTGGTGATGCTGTTCGGAAGCAATCTCGCATGGGTCATTTATGAGAACCAGTTTCAGGACGTTGTCGTGACCAGCGATGTTATGACCGGACTCGGCAGTGCTGTCGTGAACAATGCCGGAATAGGAGATGTCAGCTATGGCCAGAGTCAGAACAACGATTAAGGTCCGTGTTCGGAAAGGACAACCAGGAACGAAACCATGCCCTTCCTGCAAGGGTACAGGGTTGGTGAAAAAATAATGGACAGGGAAGTCAGCCGTGACGAATATGAGAAAGCGATTTTCCAATGGGTCATCGGCAGAAACGGAGAGCGTGACAGAATTATCATCAGCATGTATCTCTTTGACGGCGTGACCTACGAAACCATGCAGAGACGGCTTGACAACGAAGGCTACGAGCTGAGCATCGATCAGATTAAGAACATCATTAAGAAGCGTAGGGAACAGGTGTTCAGGCATCTGTGATTGAAGGATTCAGAAGCACCGGAGAAATCCGGTGTTTTTTTTATACCAGGAAATTACCTGAAAATTCAGTCTGCATTCACTTCTGAACAAAATCGAATACTGGCAGAATGAAAGCAACGAAACGGAGGTGCAGTTCATGAGCAGCAGTTCGTCCATCATGTATCCGGAGGTTTGCCGGGAGTCCATTGACAGGATTGTCCGCATAACTGGCGTGAGCGTTGAAACGGCGTATGCCATGATGCTGACAACAGCCGCACTGATGGACCTTCGGCCTGAGGATGAAAAGGTTGTCAGGATGATTCTGACAGACTGCGGATATCCGGAAGGCTGAAAATGTGGATATTCGCAAATCCGAATCCGTGCAGAGCGGAAGAACCTGACTGCGTTGTCAGGGCCATCGCGCTTGCGACCGGGAAAAGCTGGGACGAGGTTCACTGGGATCTGTGCGTGATGAGCCACGACAGATGCACGATGCCGAGCGTGAACTGGTTATGGGGGCTTTACCTAAAGCGGAACGGCTTTGAAAAGTTCCTTCTTCCGGAAAGCTGCCCGGAATGCGTGACGGTGGAGCGGTTTTGCAGAATGTATCCGAATGGAACGTACATCATCGGGACGGGACATCACGCAATTTGCATCCGGGACGGAAACTGGCTGGATACCTGGGACAGCATGAACGAAGTGCCGACATATTTTTTCAGAAAGCGGGGATAACAAATGGCTTACAACAATCCTTACAATCCGTACGGAAACATCTCAGGAGTGTATCCAAACAACTATCAGAGTTATCAGCCGATGCAAGTTGGTCAGCCACAGGGCTACGCTATGCAGCCGCAAAGTTATGGTATGCAACCGGCAAAGGGAATCGACTGGGTTGACGGTGAAGCAGCGGCAAGGGCCAAACAGCTTGAACCTGGCATCATGCAACACGCCATGTGGGATATCAATGAACCGGTGATCTATATCAAGAGCGTGAATCCCATGGGGATGCCGAATCCGCTTCAGAAGGTTTACTACCGGATGGAGGAAGGGAAGCAGACGAGCGGTCAGATTCAGCCGGAAAGGCAGAAGCTTGAAAGCGGTGACGCAGAGCGCGGACGTGATGAGGATATGAGTCAGTACGTCCGCAAGGATGAAATGGAAGCCATGAAAGAGGAACTGAAGGAAGCCATTCGTGGCATGCAGACATCCGAATCGAGAGGGGCGAAAAGCAATGGCAAATCCGCTGTTTAACAGCCTGTTTAGCGGGGTTCAGCACAACGGTGATGCTCTTCCTCAGAATGATGCAGGAAAGCCTGAGATGCCCAATGGAAGCCCTCAGATGAACATGCAGGAAGCTATGAGGGAACTGAGAGCAAACCCGGCTGAAATGATTCGCAAAGGCGGATACAAGGTTCCGGACAGCATTGCCGGTGATCCAAAGGCAACCGTGATGCATCTGATCCAAAGCGGTCAGGTCGGCGGACCGATGATGAAGATGATTATGCCCATGCTGAATCGGATGGGCGGACGGTAAACGATTCGACACAGTCATTCCTGATCAGTCTGGCTGTATTGAACGGAACAATGGCTTAATTGATTCTTTTCGGTGAGTGCGCATAGCCGATTAAGGATAAATAAAATCGAAAGGAATCAAACAACAATGACTGACAATACGAACATGTATATGCCTGTCGCGCCTGCTTATGGCTACGGCGGCGGCAACAGCGGTTTCGGCTTCGGTGACGGGAACGGTTGGTGGATTATTCTTCTGTTCCTGCTGTGCGGAAACGGCCTGTGGGGCGGTTTCGGTGGCATGGGTGGCATGTGGCCCATGATGATGGGCGGCATGGGTGCCGGAATGGGTATGGACTATCTGTATCCCTGGCTGAACAACTCTGAGCATATCTCTGACGGCTTCCGTGACCAGCAGATTCAGAGCACTCTCGGAACCATTCAGAACGGCATCACGACCGGATTCTCCGGTGTTCAGCAGAGTCTGTGTTCCGGTTTCGCCGGTGTGAATGCTACCGTGAACGGCGCGCAGAATGCCATTTCCCAGCAGCTGTACGGAAACGAGATTGCGAACCTGAACCGGAGCTTTGCTGAGCAGACCGCAAACGCTCAGGGCTTCAACGGCGTGAACAGCGGTATTGCCGATGTGCGGTATACGCTTGCGACCGAAGGCTGTGCGACCCGTGCCAATGAGACGGCGAACACGCAGACTTTGCTGACCGCGCTCCAGAACGGGGTGCAGTCCATTAAGGACCAGCTTTGCAATGACAAGATCGATGCCAAAAATGACGAGATCGCGCAGCTGCGTCAGCAGATCGCCATGAAGGACCTGGCGGCTTCCCAGACCGCTCAGAACGCTTTCATCTCGAATGGCTTCAACAATGAGATCGATGCCCTGTACAACAGACTTTCTTCATGCCCCATTCCCGCAGTACCGGTATACGGGCGGCAAAATATTTTCACCTGTCCCGGACAGGTAAGCACCGGATGCGGATGCGGATGCGGTAACAACGCTTTCATGAACTGAGGTGCATAAGCTATGGCAAAGTATATCACGTCCAGCGATGCAAATGTCGCTCTGAATGGGACCATCCCGTTCGATATCGTGTCTATCCCGTGCAACAAGGGATGCGTTATCCCGATCTCTACCGGGGTTCTTACTTTGAAGGGCGGAAACACCAACAGTTTCGCGCGGTATGAAGTGACGGTTCAGGCGAACGTGTCCATTCCGGAAGGCGGTGCGGTAACACCGCTGGCGGTTGGTATCACGCTTAACGGGTCCGTCATTCCGGACAGCGTTGCGATTGTGGATCCTGCTGCGGTTGGCGATGTGTGGCACATTAACACGTCAACGATCATTACGGTGCCGTGCGGGTGCTGTGTGTCCGTATCCGCAGCGTATGTTGACGGAACAGAGGATGACGCGACGGTTGTGCCGACTCCGTCCGCTACCGTGAGACGGTTCGCTTCGCTGAACGTAACGCGTGTGGCGTGACAGAAAGGAGAACAGCATGAAACATTACGAAAATCTTGAAGAAGCCATGTGCCGTGAACTTGAGATGCTCGACAAGAAGTACGGCGGTGATACGAAGGAAATGTCTCCCCAGGATGTGGAACGGGCCGATGTGCTGTACCATGCGCTGAAGTCCGCAGCAACCTATCATGCCATGAAGGATGCTGACGAATGGGAAGAAGAGGAATCCGGTGCGCGCGGAAGGATGGGACGGTCCTACGCACGGCGCGGAAGAGACAGCATGGGTCGGTACACCAGCAGAGATATGTACCGGGATGAGTATTCCGGACATTATCCTGAATGGATTCCCCCGTATTATCCTCAGAGGTACTGAGAAACAGCCCCGCTTTAACGAGCGGGGTCTTTTTTACTTGCGTAAAAATTTAACTCCATCGCTCTGAGCGTGTTTAAAATATAACACCATAGGACATAAAAGTCAACACGATAGTGATAAAAACCTCAGGGGAGTAGTATGGGGGTATACCACTCCCCTGACAGGGGAAGTGGTGTTTTGTATGTATAACTTAGTACAAATTTACAAAAAAATGTTTACCCTGTGTAAGCAATAAAATCATGGAAGTATGTGAGCAGTTGTGTGAGCAGTAGAATGCAATTATTCTCTTTTTATTACCATCGAATGTAAAGTTATTACGGCATGAAAAAACCCCGCAACCATTGAGATTGCGGGGGTTTCAAGCGGAGAAGCCGGGATTTGAACCCGGGCTGGCTTTAACACCACTACTCCCTTAGCAGGGGAAGCTCAAACCCTTGAAAATCAAAGGATCCAACGATTTAATGTAAGCAGTATGTGAACAATACACGGCCTTCCGTTGTGAGTCATGCGTCAGCAGTAGGACGGTCAACGGAATCAACGGCAGCAAGGGCATCTTCAACGGATGGATGAGTATAATGATCAAGCATTTTGACCGTGCTCCATCGCATGACTTTTCGTATGGTTTGCGGTGGAATATTTTTGTCAATTGACAGATTGTTCGCGCATGTATGACGGCAACTGTACGGAGACAGTTTCCTGCATCCGCTTTCTTTCAGCACGGCGTAATAATTCTCATACCATATTTTTTCATTGCGTTTCCAAACATACCCGGAAGGCATGGCGTGTTCAACAAGATCTTTTACAACGGGCAGTATGGCATCGGAGAGAACAACGGGAGTACGCTTGCGTATTTTTGTTTTCAGACCGGAACGCAAAATGATGCGTTTTTCAAGATCGATGCTGTCAACTTTCAACAGTTGCAGTTCTCCTGGCATCATGCCTGTTGCAATCATCAGAAGGGGAACAGCAGCCCGAATGTCTCCGTTGTCGTACGCTTTCCATAGCAGTACCTGTTCTTCCTTTGTGAACGGAATGCGTTCTTTTTCCTCATGCTCCGGAAGGGCGATGAATGACGGAAGATCCTTGACAACAAAACGGTCGGCGGCAGCAAGTTTGAATAAATTGGATAATAAGTCCTTACAGTCTTTTGCCGGGTCGAATGTCGTATG